TTGCCGGCAGAAATGAAACACCGGCTCCCAGGCGTTCTTGAAGCGATTACCCCAGCCGCCCGGCACGCCGTTGTCGGTCTTACGCCAACAGAACTCATCGACGAACCGCCAGCCCCACTTCCGCTTGTGCGCAATGACCAGATCCTTCACGTACAGGTGGCGTTCGCCTTCGGCGGCGTGCTCCTTGATGTTCAGGAAGTAGGAGCCGTCGGCTGCCAGGCTGGTCTGAATGTTGTCAGCCACCGCTCGGTACCAATCGACATACTCATCGGGCGCGACGGGCTTGAAGCCGCTCGCCGGATCGTACTCCCGCTGCGTCGCATACGGCGGCGAGGTAATCACCAGGTGCGCCTTCGATCCATCCAGCAGCCTCGCCACGGTCAGGGCATCTCGGCAGTCCCCGCAAATCAACCTGTGCCGTCCGATCACCCAAACGTCACCGGGCCGAGTGACCGGTTCTGCCGGCGCCTCGGGCACTTCGTCTTCGCTGTCATCATCGGTTGCTGGCTGGATCGTTGCTTCACCGACCAGCGCTTCGATCTCGCGATCGCTGAAACCCAGCAGGTCGAGATCGAACTCGGCTTCCTGCAGGTCCTTCAGCTCGAGGCTGAGCACCTCGGCGTCCCACCCGCCCAACTCCGTAAGCTTGTTGTCCGCGATGATGTAGGCCCGCTTCTGGGTCTCGCTCAGATGGTCCAGGACAATCACAGGGACCTCCGACAACCCCAACTTGCGGGCCGCCATCAATCGCCCGTGCCCGGCGATGATGCCGGCGTTCGAGTCCACCAGGATGGGCGCGTTGAAACCGAACTCCACGATGCTCGCCGCGATCTGCGCCACCTGGCTCGACGAGTGCGTCCGCGCGTTACGCTCGTATGGCACCAGCCGATCGACTGGCCACAACTCGATGCGGTTCGCCATCGAGAGAGGCACCGGATCAACTGTTGAACGACGGGACCCAGATCCAGTAGGCAACGATCAAACCCTCGCCCGCCGTGTTGGCGTCGATGTAGTAATCTGCGGGCCGCAACTCGCCAGTGGGCGAGTCGATCACAAACTCATCGGCAACTCCGCCGCCCGCGCCGGTCGGCCAGAACTCTTTGATCACGCCAGTGCCGTTGGCTTTGTTCATCCCGGCGACACCCACGAAGGATCGCCCGACCTCGCCAATCACGGGAGCGAACCGCAAGCGAGTTACGCGGAGCGTCTGGTCCGCCGTGAGCCGTACGGGTGTGCCGGGCGTCGGCACTGCAACCTTGCCAAACGACCGTGCCTGCAACGATGCTGAATCCGCCAAGAAGAACCTCCGCTCACAATGCCGGGCGCCCGGAATCGAGCCATCGGCTTCTCAAGACTGTCCGGCCGGATCCGCGGCCGCCGCTCTCGCGAATCGCCGATTCGCCGGTCGGACGCAAGGCCGCGATGCGCTCGGCCTCCATGTCCACTCGCAAGCCCATCGAGACAAGGCCGCAGAGTGCGGCGTAGGAGTACACCCGCGCATCCAGCACTTCCGTACGCACGCCCTTCTTCGGCCGCCACTCTCGCACCGGAACACCGCGCGAGTAGGACGTGACCAGCGTCTCCGACAGCAGTTGTTCGAACCACTCCCGCGTGCGTTCCGCTGGGAAGTGGCAGAACCCCGGCGAGGGCTGCTCGATCTTCAGCCGTCCGTAGATGACGCTCTTGGCGCTGTCGACGCCGACGATCCACATCGGCGTGCGGTTGATCGTGTTCCGTGTCGGCTTCTTCGGCCACACGGGGAGATGCCCGGCCTTACCCTTCAGCGCGAAGATCCGCCGGTGATGCCGGACGCGGCAGAAGTCATACACCTGCTGGGTGTGGAAACCTGAATCGATTCCAGCCGCCGCGATCGGCAGCGAGATGCCGTACTCATGCAGCCACTGTCGGCCCAGATATTCATCTAGTGCCCGCCACAACTCCGGAGCACTCGGATCTCCCGGAAACACGCGGTACTCAATGGACCACGATTCTTCTCCTTTGCCCCAGCCGACCAACTCCACCTCGGCGCGATCCACTTGCAGGTCGACGCCGGCGGTGAGCAGGCAAACTCCAGCGGGCAGCCTCGGGCCGTAATCCTCGCGACGCGCCAGGAGCGTCGCAATATCGACGCTCGTCTCGGCCTCGTCATCCCACAGTTCGCCGAGCGCGGTGTTAACGAACGCACGCCAGGTTTCCGGGCCACCGTGCCGCGCTTCAACTCCCTCGATCGCGGTCTCCGGCCATTCCTTCCAGGGCGAGTACAACTGGTTGATCCAGAAGCCGGCGATCTTCGACTTCGGATTTGCAGATCGCCATTCGCCGTGCGCCAGCATCCACGGCTTGCGGTACGACTCCAACATCCGCTCGCAATGCGCGCATCGGTACTGCGCCTCTTCCGGGTGATCCTTCGGCCAGATCAGGTTCGGCCAGACCAGCACCTGGAAACCTTGGCACTCCGGACACGGCACCCAATAGCTCGACTGGTTACTTCGCAGCCACCAGGACTCGATCCGGCTGACGCCCTTGATGGTTGGCGTCGAGACCAGCAGGATCTTCCGGTTCCACCAGGTCGTCGAACGCTTCACCGCCAGGCTGATCGGATCGCCCTCGGTTCCGGCCGAAGGCGGGTCGCGGTCGACCTCGTCGAGCAGCACGTACCGGATCGGCCGCATCGCGAGTCCTGCAGGACTGTTCGCCCCGGCGATCGTGATGCTGCCGCCCTGAAACCGCTTGTGCAGGATCCGGTTGTTCGAATCCCTGGTCCGGACGTCCGCCACCTTGCCCCGCAGGCACGGCGTATCACGCAGCATTGGAGCCAGGCGGTCCTTGCTCCACGACTCGCCGTCTTCCACGCGAGGCTGCACCACCAGCACGGGCCCCGGATCCTGGTCGATCACGTACCCAACGAACGAGTTCAGGCACTCGGTCTTCCCGACCTGGCTCGACGACATGAACACAACCCGCTCGTACGGGCTATTCGGAGTCAGCGCGTCGAGGAGCGCCTTTTGATAGGGCGCCCGATCGGTCCGCCATTCGCCGGCCTCGGCCGACGCCTCCGGCGACAGCCGCCGGTTCCGATCAGCCCAGCCCGAGACGGTGAGGCGCGGCGGAGGTTCGAACGCTGCGATCACCTGGTCGACGCATTCTTCAAGAACGCTGATAACGGATCTCCTCCTGGAGCGCCTTCAAGATCGCGACGATCTCGGCATCAAGCAGGTCGCGAACCTCGCGTGCGTCACTCAACGCCGCCAACTGCGGCGCCAACTTCGCCGGCAGCGCCAGCAACTTGTCCCGGATCTGCCGCGCCACCGTGTACCACTTGACCTTGACCTCGTCGGACGGCAGGAACTTCCCGCTCTTGGTCTCGAACTCCAGCTTCCGCAGCCGCGCCCGGAACACCATCTCCGCGGTGCGGGCCTGGGCGAAGTTGCCGGGCTGTTGCGCGCCGCCAACAACGTCGGACGCCAGTCGCGGCGTTTGCGGCGCCCCGTGGGCCTCCGGCAACACCTGGTCAACGGGCTTGTCGTCCAGCACGGCGTCGCTGGCGGCAACGTCCACCAACTTGCCACGCATCACCAGGATTCCGCGCTTGGCTAACCGGTTGATATGCGAGCGGTTTACGTTGCGGTGCCGCGCGTAATCGGCCTGGCTCATCAGGCCCGCAGAGGTTTTCACCGTGTTGCCTTTTGTTGACCGCCGTTGACTGGTATTTTTCGCGTATCACTGGCCAAAGCGTGCCATCCGTCTACCCGCGGCCGTCCGGCCCCAGGAAGGACCCATATTTGCTAGGACTTGACCTCCACGTGCCGCTTGCGAATGCGAGCCGCGATCGTGAGCGCCGTTTGCTGCGCTGCCGTCGCCCCAACCCCGCGCGAGCGCTCCGCTTCGTCCTCGGCGATCTCGAGGCAGACGGTCTTCGATGCAGCGATAGAGCGGTCACGAGTCTCGGTCAGCGCAGTCCGCAGCATCTCGGTGATGCTCTCGGCGTTGTCCTTCGACGGGACATCAAGTGCCCGGCAGACGCGCTCGGCCAGTCGCTCGGGCGTGATCATGCCTCGCATATGTTCTGCTCCTTCACGAGTGCTGGCACGGACTGCGTCGGCCGCCGGCGCGGACTGAAACACAACGACGCCAACTCACGCAGCTCACGGCGAAAGGGCCAACCGCTCCCACTTGGCCTGAGGCCACGCTCCATGGCAACATGCCTGCCGCCTTTGCCTCGCTTCCGTGCTCTCATGGATTCGCCAGGCAGTCCGAGACCGCCGACAGGAAGAACGAGCGCAACTCTTCGCCGCGTCCGAGTTGCTTCATGGACCAGACGATGTTTCCGCTCTCCAGGTGTTCGCGATAGCTGTAGCGCGTACCCAGGTAGTCGGCGGGCTTCATTGGCTTCGGTTCACCTGGACGCCGATGCAGAATGCATCGGGAGACGTGCCCTTTCTTGTGGCGCACGACTCGGATCAGCCCGAGTCGATCGAGCCGCGTCATGCGCTGCTCTGAGATCCAATCGCAGATCTCACCGTCGGACGTGTAGAGGGGAGTTCCTTTGGGCATCGGAAGACACGGGTGGCTTTGAAGCCTGCGGGATGGAGTTTCACGAGAGTCCCGGCGCTCGGAGATTGTTGGGGAGGAAACCTTCGGAGGGTGCGCTTTGCGCTTGCCTGTCGAACCGCGCCTTCACCGTAAATATACGCAAAACGCAGCCGACTTGTACACACCCGGCTTCACTTTTTCGTCGGGTCCACCCGGACGATCCACGGCTGATCGACGTCCGGGTTGTAGAAGCGGGTGCGCACCTCAGTCGGCGGAGGCCCGATAATCTCGATCCCTGGCCGCAATGGCCGCATCGCCACCACACATGCCAAAGCGGTGAGATCGCCGTTAGGGACGTTCTGTGAATCGCAATTTCGAGGGGCTAGCGGTTCAAGGCGGCGCTTTACGGAGTTGCCGAAATGAAGAACTCAACTACGCATTCCGCGCTATCCGGAAAGCTCTCTGTGCCAAGAAACGGGCGGACGCCCGGCGAGGAAACCGTAGCCATGATTTTATACGAGCCGCCCGGCAAATCCAGCGAACCGGTGGAGTTCGAGCTCACGACCAATTCCTTATCGACGGATCCGGTTAAGAGGAGTCGCAGGGTGTAGGCTGTCGAGTTCTTTACTCGGTAGCTAGCGCTGCCGCCGACGTTCGAGGCGATTCTGCGACACGGCGCTCCTTTCGGAAGAGGCGAAGTCGCTCCGCCACGTTCCGCCGCCTCAATTTCAGCGCGAATCCCGCCCGCGGCACTCTGGGCCCTCTTTGGCAGAACGCTGTCCAGAGGAACGCCCGGAGGGATTCTCTTCAGCGGACCAGAGAGAAACACCCCGCTGTTTGCCACCCCGTCAAAAACCTGATGAACCACGGCAGTCAGTTGATCCCTAGAGGTAGGTGAGACCTGATACAGATACACTCGATCGATGCCCCACTGTTGCACCTTGAAGGAGAGCGTTCCTTTCTGAATACCCACATCAAAGACTTTGAACCCAGCTACGCTCACACTAGGGGCCGAATCACCGCCTGTCGGTTCGATCTGGATGATGTTTCGACTGGTTGGCGCCACGACCTCGAACGCCTCTACCCAATTCCCCACGAAATTCTTGGGTGAGGCTGTCGCGGCCTGGTTCGCGTGACCCCACTCGGAACAGTTGAACAATAGCGCCACTACATACAACGTCCTGCACCACGAACCCATGTTGGCTCTCCTTCAGGCTAATCCTATGGCGAACCGCATTGCCGCGTCAACCTGGCCCTGTCTTCGTGTCCTTGTCCAGCCCTGTTCAGGGATCTCCACCTTCTATGATCCCGGAAGAGTTGGAAGTTCTCGGCGGTGTTTGAATCATGCACCGTCCGCTTCACTATTTGGGGCCCGTGGCGCTTGATCCATGGTTGGTCGACGTTTGGATTGTAGAACCGCTGCGTGACGTTGTTGGGCAGGATGATCTCGATCGAATGGGTGGTCACCTCGCCGATGCGGTCGCCTGGCTTCAGGTAGGACACCAGTCCGTACTCTCTTCCCAGTGGGAAACGCATCGAGCCATCGACGCGGTACAGGCTCTCGTGAGTCCATCCCAGGGCAATCGCGCGCTCGCGGATCTCATCGACGAGCGCAACGGAGTCAGCCGAGACGGCAACCGAGTTCCGATCGGTACATGCCGGCGCGAAGGCTTGTCGTGGTTGCTCGGGCTCCGGGACAGGCGGACTGTACTGGCGAACGTCGAGACTACGGACGGCGGCGAGCAGTGCTGGTTCCCCGAAGTGCTCGACAGCCCAGGCGTGAATGGCGTTGAAGCGTTGCCGCAGATCGTCAAAGGCTTCGAGACTGATCTGGCCCGCCCCGGCGGCCATCTTTGCCAGCAGCATTCTCGATCGCAACCAGGCGTAGTAGTCGGGATCGAGCCGCCGATACACGGTGTCGTTGATCTGGAAGTCGCGGGCGAATCGCTCCGGTTCGTCCGTGGACCACACGGCGAGCGAGGTAGCGACGAACAGCATGGTCATCTGCTCTCCTCGAAGTCGGCCAGGTCAATCCGCCGGGGTCGCGATGTCGGGATCTCGGGGCTTGTCGGGATCTCTGTCGGGATCTCCGCGTTCAAGATTCCGACACGTGAAGTCCTGTCGTTCGTTGAAGTTGCGGCTGCTGTCGGGAACGTCGGGATCTCTGGGCCGTTTTCGGCACCCCCCTCTTCTGTTTTTTCTCTATTTTTCTCTTCCCCGGAATTTGTGTGATTTTGAATTCCGTGTATAGAGATTCCGGTCAAAGATCCCGACGTTCCCGACACTTCCTTGCAGCCGATTGATTCGATGGGATTTAAGGTGTCGGGATCTTCGCCCTCAAGATCCCGACAAGTTCCCGACGTTCCCGACAGAGCGGCGTTGGCCTCCTGAACCTCAAGCGCGTACATCGCAGTGCCGCGGTGCTGGCGGGGCGGCTCGACTTTCACAATCCGGTACCGCTCGTACACCTGGTCGCGGTGGCTGTGAAGCGCATTGCCCAACCGGACCTGCTGAGATCTCTCCGACCGGTCACCGCGAACGTCTAGCATCAGACCCTCGCGCTCACAGAACTGGTTCAGGTCGGCGACCTTTTGCGGGGCTGCACCAAACGCGCGCCACCAGGCATCGGCGAACGCTCGCCACTCTTGGCCTTCCTTGTCGCTCGCGTCGTAGAGTTCATCAAGGCTTTCGAGGAAGCCTGGGATGCCCGCCGCCTGGATGATGCCGCCAACAACGCTGGACCATCGCTCGAATGACCCTAGGCGGATGTGGTACTCCGGTCGGTCGGCTGCGAGCCACGCCTTCACCAGGACGATCACTGCGTGTACCAGCCGAGCCCGGTCTTCTCGGGCCCAATCGAGCAGGTGCTGGTGCCGGAAGCCGCCTCGCTTCCACGGGCGGTCGATCTTCGGGTCGATACGAACGCGGATGCAGCGGCGCGCCATTTCGCCGGCGAGCTTCGGGTTGTTCGCCGTCATCAACCACAGCGCCAGGTTCGGGACGCAGACGCTGTCCAGCTTGCCGAGTTGCCGGTTGCCCCAAATCTCGGCGGTAGTCACGGACGCCAATGCTCCCGAGTGAATCGGTTTCCGCTCATCGGCGTTGTCGAGCAGGATCAGCGGGCGCCCTTTGATGAGTTCCGTGGTCAGCAGTTTCCGGACTTCTTCTTCGTCGCCTGGCAGCGTCTTGGTTTCGCACGTGGTGCCATGCGCGACCACCGAGATCACGTTGGCGAGCAGCCCTTTGCCCGAGCCCGGGCGGGGAGCCTCGATCAGGTGGATGGGAGTCGGACCGCGGAATAGCCGGCGCACGAAAGGCAGGATCATCGCCGCCACGGCGTGTGCCGCATCGGATCGGCTCACGAACGGAAAGTCCCCGAGTAGCTCGTCGAAGAGCAGAGTCCGCGCCGCCGCGATCTCCTCCGCTGCAGGAATCTCAGGCACCGGGGGCAAGTCCAATTCCTCCCGAGGTTGAAGCCACACGCGTTCATCGCGGTGATACCCGGCTTCCCGGATCAACTGCCCGGCGCGGCCGAAGACCGGCGTCCGAATCACCGCCTCGAGCGCCGGGAGATCGGACTGAGGGAACGACAACATCACCCGCGCGAGATCATGCGGAGGATGGACATGCAGCACGGCTTCTTCGGTGAGCTTGATCCAATTCGCGGCGTGCACCAGCAGGGCAAACACCGCGGAGTCCTGCGCCATTTCGATATCGAGCGCGCCGTCGTTCCCGTTCGCGACGAGGCGCACCAGCGCACCTTGCCGTTGGAACAGGAAGTACGGCAGCTTGTCGAACTCAGTCAGATCACCGTTGATGCGAGCGATAGCCCGCCACGTGTCTTCAAGCACATCGCGCAATTGCCGGTTGTTGACCTGAATGGCTGGCAGGTCGGCGCCACCGCTGTCCGAAGGCGACGCTGATGCGGGTGCCTCCGGCCTGTATTTCCGGCGAGTGGCCGCGCTCAATTCCACTACCTTCAGCTGCTTCCGCAGCGTGGCTACCGGAATCCGCGCTTTCCCGCACCGGCCTTGAATCAGGCGAATGTACCGGTGCTGCTCGATCGGATCGAGACGGTTCACCTGTGCCAGGATTGGCTGCAACAGTCGTCCGAGATCTGCTTCCGGCGTCTCAGCCGACAACCTGGAGATCGCCATTTCCAGGGGCGTCTGTGCCGCCGCGAGGATCGCTTCGAA